TCCGAACTGCGGCAGAACGGTTATCAAATCAACTGCCAACGCCGCGCTGACAAGTGGTTTTATAGGATGACAACATGAATAAAGTATTTATCGCCACCCCTATGTATGGTGGTCAGTGTTTCGGGTTCTACACGCAGTCGCTATTGCAACTGAACAACCTGCTGCGGGATAACAATGTTCAATCCATGATGTCTTTCATGTTCAATGAAAGCCTGATTACCAGGGGGCGCAACGCATTAGTACACCAGTTCTTAAAGACTGACTGCACTCACCTGTTCTTTATCGACGCTGACATTCGTTTTAACGCAGGGGATGTTCTTCCTATGTTGAAGGCAGACAAGGACATTATCTGTGGCATCTACCCTAAGAAGGAAATCAACTGGCAAGGGGTCAAGAACGCTCTGGACGCTGGTGTAGACGTAGATAGCCTGAAACACCACACAGGTAGCTTTGTGGTCAACCTGGTGGGCTACTCAGGGTCTGTTACGGTTCCGATCAACGAGCCTGTAGAGATTTGGAATGGCGGCACAGGCTTCATGATCATCAAGCGGGAGGTGTTCGAGAAGCTGGCTGACAGCGTACCGTCCTACACCAATGACGTTACTGATCTGGCTGGCAACCTGAAAGCGGATGAGATCAAAGAGTTCTTTGCCACCAGTATTGAGCCAGGAACGAACCGTCTGCTGTCAGAGGACTATCACTTCTGCCGACTGTGGCGAGAGTTTGGTGGTCAAATCTTTGCAGCACCGTGGGCGCATCTGTCGCACATCGGTAGTTATGTCTTTGAAGGCGCTCTAACGCCGGCACCCTAAGGAGAACAGCATGGCAAGGAAGGAAGTTTTAGAAAAGCATGATTTGCTCGACATCTTGAAGGATGACTTTGATCTGAAAAATGATCGGGAGTTAGCGGAGTTTCTGGAAATACAACCATCCATGATTAGCAAGATCAGGAATGGAAAGATGGGAGTAACGCCGAATATGTTGCTGATCATTCACGACGCAACAGACTGGAGCATCCAAAAGATTAGAGGCTACCTACCTGGTAGCAGCATACAGTAATGACGCTCTACTTAATTGCAGGAATCATGATGGGGATGGGGTTTGCCATCCTTATCGCTTTGATTTCCTTTTTGCTGTTTTTGCACTTTGCCTGAAAGCGGCTGTGGTGGGAGAGCCTTTGCTCCCTACCTTCCGCATCCGTTCTCCGCTACCAGCTTTGATCCTGGCACGTTTGGCATGAATGTTGGCGTACAGTCCTGGTTTCATTTCAGCCCCCAAAAGTATAAGTCGTGCGAACTATGGTTCGTTATAAACTGACCTTCTCTGAACACTGACAAATCTATTTCCTGCCGTACATCTTCTTCTGTTAGGTTCCGGTAGTAGTCACCACAGAAGGGTGCGTCGTGCGGTGTTGTGCGCCGTGTGCCGTGTTCTGCCCGTCCTGTGGTGGCACAGCTAAAGAATAGCAAACCACTGCACATTCTGATCATGTTCTTGAGCGTCGCTACCCACTCAGGGTTATGCTCAAAACACTCGCAACTTGCAACAACGTCAAAACTATTATCAGGGTAGGCGAGGTCTTCTCCTCTAGCCACCACATCAACGTCGCGTCCTGCGCCAAGATCAACCCCAACATAAGTGCATTGCTCAAAAAATTGTCTTATTGAGCCGTTGATGTTCAAACTGCCCACCTCCAGCACTTCTTTGCGTATGAAGTAGTCAGGGAACTTGGTCTTGAGGCTAGCAACAAACTCGACCTGCGCCGGATGACTCAACGGCAACCCCAACGTCTTCTAGCGGCCTTACCGCGCTCACCCTTCCAGGACTTAGACCGCGCACAGAACGACTTGTGGCGAGGATTCGACGGGTCTTTGGTGGGCGCTTTAAGATTGCTGCCGGTAGCGCGATTAGTTTTAGCGCGACCTTTCGCTGTCAGGCCAGCACCTTTAGACGCAGGTAGCTTTTCACCTCTGCCAACGGACAATCTGACGTTCTTAGACAATTTTCGCTCCCTGCTGTAGTTGCGCTAATGTCAGTCCACCTGTGTACTGGAAATGCGGAAACTCTTTGAATCGCTTCCAATCACCTGCCCATTCCAGTCCTGCTGCTTTGCCCAGTCTTCCAACAGTTTGCCATACAGGGTCTTTGGAATCCCATACTGGCTTGCCATTACGCACTGGTACAACGTCCACAGCACACCTGTGATTATGAAAAGATTGACCAGCTTTGGCATTGGTGACAATCCTCCCTGGCGCAGTCCTGCCCTGTGCGTACAGCGCATCTTGGCTAGCGTTATCGCGGTAAGTGCTAGTGACTAGCAAATCTATACCGGCTTCATCCGCAGCCTTCAGAAACGCTTCCACACGGGTTCTCACCTGTGGCAGCAGGTCTTCCAACTTGCGGCTGTTTATCATCCCTTGCTAACCATCCCGACAATACCTGCCAGACCTAGGCCGACGGTAACAATGTGTTCAGCCAGAGCAGGGGCGACAGGAACACCGATAGCAGTTAGGAACAGCAACGCGCCGCGCCAAGTAGAGGGTTCTTTTGCACGATCAAGAATGTAGCTTTTCATATCATCACCTTATCTGTTGTGCAGTCATAATGATGGAGGGAATTGCGGGGTGAACAACGGGGCTAGTTGCTGCCGGTTCTGCCAAAAACTCGACATTGGCATTGTCTGACGAATACACCATCTCAACGTACTGACCTGCCGTGACAGACACAATAAAGTTCCAAGCCGCTACCTGATAAGGGCTGCTACTAGCAATCGTTAGTCGGGTGTCAGAGTTAGCAATGTCAGTGCCATTCAGACGAAACCAAATATTGATGGTGCTTCCTGATCCACCACCGCCTTGGTGATGCGCCTGTGCAGAGAACTGGATGTTGTAGGTTCCAGCGTTAGCAAAGGTCATACGGGATTTCTTATTACTGGTTCCAAGTTCCATCGAAACGCCACTGGCATCTGCGGTGTTCTCGCAGTACAACAGCGTTGGCGTATTTGTCCCGTCTGACTGTGTAATGGAACTAAAGAACGACCCGTAATAGCCAGCAAACTGAGTCGTGTTATTGATGGTCAGGCCACCGGCTGTTCGTAACATTAGACACCATCCCCCGACACAATCGTAACGACAGAAGTGCCGCTAGCAGTTGCGCCAGTAAAGTAACGGTTAGAGTTCAGGGTAAAGACTTCCACCGAGTTTGGCATCAACGTCAGCACCGATCCGGTGACAGTGGTGTTTGCCATGCTTGCAGCCGCCGCCGCCGTATTTCCAAAACCAAGATAGACAACCACATTGCCCTGGTTATGAACACGGTACTGAGTTGCACCAATAATGCTGGAAGTCGAGAGGACAGCCGTAGGTGGTGACACGGCAGCAGTGAATGTCACCGTGTTCCCCATCGGGGTGAAGGCCATGATCCCCATTAGTACACCTTCTTGCCGCCACCAGAAGTCGGGCTTTGTTTGCTGTTGTAGCTTTCATCAAAGCAGAACACCGAGCGAAAGCCACCCATAGGCACTTGACCTGGTTGCCACTTCTGATATCGTTCTGTCGTATCAGATGGTTTCTGAGGGCGAATTGCTTTCGCGTACTTTTGGCTGTAGTTCAGTTCTTCAGCGCCTGGAACGCTACTCTTGAGAGTTAGGTCTTTCTTGTCGCGCATCTTTGATCCTTTCCATCTTTATCAAAAGGAAGCTGAACAGCGCAAACACGGCTAACGCTACCAGCCTCTCCCACTGCAATCCCCACATTGTCCAACACGCGAGGGCGAAATTCAGGCACATCGCTAATATCACCAACAATCTCTCGCTGATGACGTTCAAAGCCAGCCTTACCAACTGAATAGCATCCATAAAAGTATCCCCTTAAATAATGGATACTCATATCATACTACTCATCATCATCCGTGGCAAAACCAGCGCCCCAGTCATCGTCAGTAATCCTTGCCTTTAGTTGCTCAAGTTTTAACGCTCTGTCCAGAATCTTGGTTTTGTCGGTTAGGCTTGCCATCGGGTCACTCATAGTTGCTTTCAGTAACTGGCTGATGGCTTCCTCTAACTCTGGATTTATCCCCTTTTGCTTCTTGCTCATCTCTTACCCTTGCGCTTCTGCATTTGCTTCTGTTGACGCTGCATCTTACGCATAGGCTTAATCATGGTCGGTGGTGGCGTTACCTCACCTACACCGGCTTCTTGTGGTCTACGTTGACGCATCACTTCCTCCCTTTCCTTGCCTTACGAGCAACACTCAAAGCTATAGCCACCGCTTGCTTCTGCGGTCTGCCACGCCTTACCTCACGACTTATATTCTTGCTAATCGTCTTCTGACTGAAACCTTTCTTTAGCGGCATCTTTATCTCCCAGGTTGCATAGATAACGGGTTTCCAGCGCCGGTAATCACATCCATGCCAGACCTCACTACGGGCGTACCCAACTGCGGCACGGCATAGGTAATCACAATGTTCCGCAATGTCCGGTTCAGGAAGTCCAACTTCTGCGGTTCTGGTAGTGTGGAGTTAGCAATAGTGTCGAGTTGATCACCAATCTGCTTGATCTTCCGAGCATCCATCAGGCCAGTTCTAGCCAGGGAATCAGACAGACTTGTTTGCCAGAAACGCTGTGCGCCGAACACGCCCTGAGTTGCCTTATCTGCCATCACCTGCCGAATTGCAGCCTCCAGGGTTTCTTTGCCCTTGGGTGCAGACGCTAGTGCTGGAGCAACCCGATCCCACAAGGTTCTGTCACCCGACGTAATGATGGACGCAACCCGCGCAGCCGGTTCTTCTGTGCCGAGGATAGCGTTGGCTTCCTTCTGTGCCGCAGCCGTGATCTCACCCGCACGTTTCTCACCCGTAGCCACAGCGCGTTCTGCTTCCTTACCGGCTTGTTCGCCACGCTTAGTGACGCGACCACCGACCTTTGCCATGCCACCCGCCATACTCTCAGCACGTTCCAGGTTAGCAACATAGGTGTTTGCAGCCTGACGTACCTCCGGCAAAGCAGCCAACCAATCCGAGTTCTGCTTGCTGGTTAGCCAGTTCTTAGCAGCCTTGGCATCCATGTTGGCAAGGGTCTTAGCCACATAGTCACTGGCTTCCTTGGCTACTAGGTTACGATCACCTGTTAGCGCAATCGCATCTTGAACCGACTGCTGGCTGTTAAAGAGTGCCGCAGGAAGACCTTTAGCATCCGATTTGAACTGTTCTGGATCAATCCGATCCATCGCTGTGGCTTTAGCACCTGCTTTTGTTCTAAATTTATTAAGTAGCTTAGAAGCGATTTCGTATTCACTTTGCAATACGTCGTGCGATTCACCAGCAAACTTGGATTGGATGTTGCTGATCTTGGCGTAATACTCTTGGGCAATCTTCTGACCTAGCGCCTCATAGCCTTCAGCAGCCTTACCAAACGCAGCATCACCCAAACGGCGACGCACATCATCCAGAGCATCAAACGAAGTCGGGAACGTCTTGTAAACAGGATTACCCATTTCATTTACGCCGACCTGAACACGCCGTGCTGTCACAGCATCATAGATATTTTGATAAGAACGCAGCACACCAGGTTCGGTCACGGGCGCTGTTGTCTGCTTTCTGGCGGTTGATCCGATCAGCAACTTGTTTCGCAAGTCCTGAACCAACTCTTTGTATTCCGGCGTAGATTCAACCAGAATGCCTTGGCTTTCTTTCGCAGCCACAGCCGCATCACGAATTGCCTTTTGTTTCTTGTACGCTTCAGAACGCTCTAAAGAACCTGTTTCAAAGCGCGACAGGATGCGATCACGCAACGTCCTGCCAATCTCAGACACTTCTCTGGTGGAATCACCTACCTGGCGCAACGCACCTTTCGCACGGTCAATAACCGTCTTCTTGCCTTCTTCCAGTTCCGCAGCCGTACCCGCCAACCGCTGTGCCGTGCCACGCTCTTCTCTAGAAACGCGCTCACCCGCAGCAGTTGCAGCCCTAGCTTCAGCCTCTGCAACGCTAGTAGATTTGCTAACAGCATCGGCTATGGTGTCGTACACCTTTTTTTGTTCGTCAGTCGTAAAAGGCGCATTTCGCAAATCTTGGATACGCTTTAACACCAACTCACGCTGCTTACCGGCAAGGTTAGCAACACCAACATCTTCCATCACGCTTCTGATGATCTGACCACCAGGCACTTTGCTAGCAACTAGGCTTGCAATCGCTCTACCACCCTTGGCGGTCTGAGAAGCCAACTCGAATGGCAAAATACCGCCCATGATTCGCGCAGATTCAGCGACAGGGGCTGGCGCACCTAAGGCCTCCGCAAGCTGACCGGATGCTTCTCCGGTAAAGCCGCCGACAGCACCGCCGACACCAGTAGCAACTCTGCGACCAGCGCCCGTCATGGACGGTACAGCAGCCCTCATCGCCTTACCTGCCATTTGCACAGGCTTGTAAGGAATGCGCTCCATCACTCGACCTGATGCTTCAGCAACTTCAGGCGCAGCTAGGCCAGTAATGCCGCCTAGCGCAGTGGAGTAACCGATCTCTGAGAACGGGTCTTTGCCTGTGTCAGGCGCTTGTGTTGGGGCTTTAGGAGCCTTGGGCGCATCATCCCACTGGACTTTCTCCCCGCCCGTATCCCATTCGATCTTTTCTTCAGCCATTACTTGTACTCCCGTGTGCCGTCGGAATACTCTATAACAGTCTTGCCCTCATTAACGCCGCTGGTTACTTTGCCGGAACGAACAACTGTTTTTCCGGATTCTCTGCCGCCTGTGTCTGAACCACCACCAAGGCTAGGGAACTGATCTTCGAGTTTGTCCTTTTCCCTGGTCATTTCAAGAACGCCTTGATTCATCGCATTTCTAACCGCTTCATAAACGCGCAAATCAGACCTGTATAGAGGCGCAAGAATCTTGTCTTCCATGCGGGTCAGTGCCTTACCGCCAGTTTCAAACTCTTTACTACGGAAGAACGCAAAGGTTCTGATTAGCTTCAGCGCCTCTGGATCATTCTTAAATGCAGCCTCGGCAGCGCGAGTATCTAGCGCCAGCAAAGTGGTCATCTTGTTCCACTTGCCTTCCTGGTTCAAGCGGTCAAGGATTTGGATACCGTCTTCCAACTCAGGAATCAGGTTCTGACGCAGACGGTGGGCAGCGCGTTCCTCTTTTGTTAGTTTTCCTTCACCCCTGCCGCCACCCTTCATAGCAGCAATATCACGGCGAGTTGCATCCTGCATTCTTGCTAATTCCAGCTTAAATGCGCGTTCTTCTGCTTTGTTACGGGCTGTTTCTTCTTGTTTTTCTTTTAACTCGAACATCTTCTGTGCGCTCTGTACGTTCTGTTTTGCCAACTCTAGCGACTTAGGAAGACCATATTTCCTGGTGTATTCCTTCATAAAGTTCGCGCCCTGCTCGGCAAACAGCGCATCTGCTTCTAGTTCTGCCTTCTGCCGATCATACGCAGCCAACTTCGTAATACGCTCTAAATCACGACCTAACGTATCCGCACGGGTTTTTAGTTGCTTAAGGTTGGTATCGAACAGGTCTTTCTCTCTGGCGTACAAATCCATCCGACCTTGCTGGTAGCCGGTAGCCATGCCATTCATAGCCGACATTGCAGCCATTGCATTGCCTTTGCCGCCAGACCCAATCGCGTACCCCACCACACCAATCAGGCTGTAGAGAGTTGCCAAGTCCATTGCATTGTCTTTCGTTGGCGCAAACGGCGTTTCCATAGCGCGTTCAACTTCAGACAACTGCTGCATTGCCGGAGATTCCTCAATAGCGGTCTTCTCAGCCTCCAGCGCAGCACCACGCGCCCTTACTCTCTCAGCGGTTCTTCCAGCCAAGTCCTGCTCTTGCGCCATCTTGAACTGTTGCTCACTCTCAACGGCTGACTTCAACTCAGTTTGAGGCTCTTCCATAAATGACTGATACCGCTGCACCAAATCACCTTTAGGCGCAGCAGGAGGCGTTTCTGCTTTAGGCGCAGGGGGTGGCTTCGCCTTTGCTCTAGCGACTGGATCACCCACATTCATGCTGAGAGGGCTAGTAGCCATCATGCTCTCCTAACTTGTGCTGGCTGAGTAAATGGTGCTTGACCGCCCATGCTCATCGCAAGCGTCTGGAAGTAGTTGCTTGTTAATTCATTTACATACTGGTCTGCTTGCAAACCTGTACGGATAGCACCGGCTGCGATCTGATCACCGATATTTGCCACCTTCAGACCCATGTCATACTGGTTTTGCAGTAGTTGCTGACGGAAAGCCTCTGTTTGTGCGGCTGCTTGTTCTGCACCTACGCCACCACGACCCGCAACACCCTGTGCTGCACGGGCTTGCAGTGCCTGTATCTGCTGTTGGGCAGGGGCTGTCAACTCACCGCGCTGTGCTTGCTGAACTAATGCCTGACCCTGCTGCTGGTACGGCGCTGCCATACGCTGCATCTCTTCTTTAGCGCGTCTGCCCTGTGCGGTTGCTTGTTGCGCTGCCAAGATTGCTGGCAAAGTCTGCAAACCAGCCAAACCTAGTCTTTCCAATGTTTCTGGACTGGTGGCTCTGGCTTTTAATCTGTCAAGGAAGCCAGGCTCTCTGGTCAACGCTTGCTGAACTTCAGGAGTCGGGGTGTACGCACCAGGGAAGAACGGCGCAGAGGGTGCAGCAGCTTGTGCCTCTTGCAGAGAGATGCCTTCACCCGCTTGCCCAAATGGTTCTCTCAAACCAACCCGCGCAGGTTGTGCAAAGTTCAAACCAAACTGACCGCCTACCTGTGCAGTTTCGGGCGCTACATAGCCACCCGTCCGAGGATTAGGCACAGCATTCTGTGGCAACAAACTGTATTGCTGTTTTGACTCAACTGACTGAGATGCCGGTAAATTGAATCTTTCGATTGAAGGTTCTGGCACTGCTGACGTTGCAGGTTGTCTAGGCGTAAAGTAAGTATCTGTGTCTACAGCAACACGACCAGCCCGTGATGGAGAAAAATAAGTATCTGCATCACCATCATAAAACTCTGGCAAACCCGTATCAGGGTTCATGGTTCCAGCGCCACCTCTCGCTTTCAGCAAAGCAGCTTCCTGTGGCGTGATGTGGGCAAGCATGGTGTCGCCCTTACGACCTTTAGATTCGAGCAACTGAGCAAGTCCTGGCAAATCCAAATCTGCCATGATGTCCGTCTTTAGCAATCTTGCAATCTGTTTAGCCATAAGTACCACCCAGTTCATCTGAAAGTTTTAGAGATTCGACGTTCCACACCGGCCTACGTTCCTTACCCTTCTTGCCTAAATACAACGCCCCAGGATCACCCACACTCAAGGCTTGCGCCAACGCAGAAGTACCAGCACCCATTTCTCTACCGCCATA